TTGCGCTCTATGTGTATTGCCATTTCTCGCAAAATTTTTTGTTGCCACTTCCTTGGTCCACTAAAGTTTTCAAGGGGGGTGTCCTTTTGTTTCCAGGGGAACACATATTTAACAAAGTTTACGGGATTGTCTTTGATTGGTCCTGACCAGATTTCGGTCATCAATTCTTTTTCTTGTTTCACTCCGTATTTCATAATAAAAATTTAGTTATAGTGTTATACATATATCGCACCTGCCTGCGCACGCAAGGGGGGGGTAAATTTGCATTTGTAAGAGAGATTTCATATTAGTTAAGAGGGAGAAAAAACTAACACTGCAAACTTACCCTTTATTATCTATATCGCTACCGCTTGCGCGCTTGCTCGCGGGGGCTAGCGCGGGCGCGGTTTCGTGGTCTATGACGCGAGCGCGTGCGCTGTCCAGGATCCCCGCTAAATTAAGATTATGGTCAACTTGTGTTTTCTCGGCCCAGGTATCGCGATCTGCGGATTTTAAATAGAATTGGATTGAATTAAAATCTCCATCTTCTATTTTTTCCATTAACTTGCTCGTTGCCAACTGTAAACCTTTCGCTCTTCCTCTGGCCAATGCATCCGATAATTCAGAATTTTTTTTATTACGATGTTTGTTAAATGTGTCCCAACCAACGCCAATAGACCTACAAATGTCCATAATACCAAGGTTTAAACTAGCCAAATATTCAACCCTCTCATGGTCAATGATAATAGGTTTTCTACCGCGTTTTTTAGGTGTTTTAGTTGTCATATTCCGATTAATTATAGCTTAAATACCTTGTTTTTATGCTATTTATAAAGAAATATACATAAATATTGAGTATAAGTATTGACAATAGAGTATATGTATGGATAATGATACTTACATATTAATTAAACGGAGAATAAATATGAAAGTAGAAAATATGAGAAGCTCGAGAGGGAATAAAGTTCCTAATCAATTTATTATAACTGATAATCACAATAATAAAATTTTTCAGAGCTATGATACTGTTATAGCTATGAAAAATGATGATGGTATTATATACCTAGATAAATATTCATGGGATTATTCAGTCACAACTGGAAAATATAGGAATGAATTTCTAGGCGAAGGCATAGCTGAAACTAGAAAAAAAATTGCTAGTGGCGAATATATATTAACTGATTTAAATTCTTAGAGGTGGCATAGATGAAAACAAATAAAATAGAACTAGCAATGGATACAGAATTTAAAGCAAAGCAAGTAGCTGACTTATTAAGGGCCACAACTTTAATATGTGAGTTAAGAGAACTTACATCTAATGGTTGCACAGTTTTATCTGACAAGGTTGAAGAACTAAACGAAGCAATATTAAATGAGAGCCATAGAATAATAACTGGTGAAGAAACTACTAAATATAATATAGGTGGTAAATAAATATGAATAACACAAATGAAAAACTTAGCAGAAGCGATTTACAATTGCGCAGAATGGTTGACGCTTATGCGGAAGATGTCAACAAAGGTAAAATGCTTTTTTTACCAAACATTCTAAATGATGATGATTATTACGATTATTATGAAGCATACAGCATCAAATATATTGTTGACCAACAGGGCAACCTTGCAGATGTCATTATTTTACTTGCGGGCGGTGGGCCTAATATTTGGCTAGATACTCATGCGCAAGAAGTTCAAGGCTTTTGGGGTTCAACCAAATACACCAAACCAATATATGATTATCAATATATTATCGATTATTTTGATGAAAAATATCAATGTGTGAGGTAAACAATGGCTAATGCTAAACACATAAGCACGCACATAGACACCTGGTTTAAGGCCAGGTTCTATGACCACCTACTACACAAATACAAAGCTAAGTCATTGAATGACTTGCATATAAGAATGTTTAACCAACTAGAACAAGAAATTTATTTTAAAATTATAAACAAAAAAAAAGGAGTATAAAATGAAATTTTATTATATAGAAGATATAGATGGGTACCACTCTCAAATATTCAGCACAAAAAAGTCTGCATTAGATTGGATAAAGTCCTCTAACAATCGTAGTCATGTATATGATTATGATGGGCCATTGTTTACTGAAGAGGATATACGGGTTATGTATGTACCACATTTAACTAAAAAATCACTACTAAGTGCTTTTATTGATATAAGCATGATAGTAAATTCAAAAATTCATGCACCAGAGATAGAAGATTATGAGAGGATTATTTAGGAGGTAATTATGAATAAAACAAAAAGAGTCTTTTATGTTTGTGATGATATGAGCGAAAATCATTTTGAATACAAATTTGAAAGGACTAAAAACCAACTTGCACAAGATATAAAAAAACTAAATGTTGGAGATATATATCCACTATCAAAAACAAGATATTTAATTAGATGTAATTAATAATGGTAGTAAAAGAATGATAACCATAGAACAAATAGAGCAACAAGAACAAATTAAAGACCAGGCGCAAGACAAAGCAAATAAAGAGCGCGACAAATGGTTTTTAATGATTGCACAATACAATAAAGAAAACGAGGTACAGTATGAACATAGACCGCATAAATAAATACAGGATCTTATATTGTTCTGACAAATTCAAACATGAAGCCAGAGTTTTCGTATTTGCTGAAAATGATTTTGAAGCCCAGCAAATAGTTATGGACACTTATAACATTCCAAAATATTGGATAACTCACATAAGTCTTTGGAAACAAAATGTAAATGTGAAGATCGATGACAAAAATATTTGGGAGTAAGTATGAAGATAGACCGCAGAAGAATACCAAAACATCTTAGGAACTTGTCAAATCATGTACTAAGTTTATTAATGTATATTTTTAGATCACGATAGGAGGTGTCAGATGAAATATAAAGTATATACAAATGAGGAGGAACTATGATAACACTTAAAAAAATAAAAAATATTGCAGACGATATTATTTCAGATACAGAATGGGTAAATGATACTCATACTGAAGCTGAACATAATGGAATTGTAGACGGTTTGAATAGGTTAATTGAACATTTAGAGAAAACAGAAAATGATTACACTTAAAGAATTACATCAAAAGAATCCACACTTAGATGATATGAAAACATATTACCAGGATTACGAAAAAGCAGATTTGCAACAAAAAAATATTATGGATTGTGACGGCTGTGAATATTTACCCTGGACTGCTTATTTAGTAGAAATATTTCATTTGTTAGGCAACAAGCTTAGACCACAAAAAGATTGTAGCAGTTGCGATATTTATAACGATTACATTTGTTTTGATTGTGAAATGGCGCAAGTAAAGTATTCCGATTGGAAATATGAATTACAAGATATGTCTAGTCTTGAAGATTAACTAATTTAGTGCGGGCGCGCTAATTAACTCCGTGAATGTATATTAATTAGCCACCTCAACGCCCGCACACCCACGCACAACTACTCGCGCACCAGGTCAATCAAACCTACCAATAAAAAATGTTTCCTACCCTTCGCTTGCGAGCGCCTAAGTCTTTTCTGCTCACCCTCTAGCACACACCAAATAATTTCTTGATCTATCAACTCACCTACACCGCGCCCCGCAGTTTTTCTATTGACTCCCGTCATCTTCGCATAGTAACTTATCGCGTCATGTGATGACCAAGTTTCATAACGCCAACGCTCGCACAAGGCCCACAAGATTAACTTCGCGCCTACGCTTAACTCCGTCCTCCCACACTCGCGCCTGAACCAGGCCCACACGATTGACCGCACGCGCGAAAAATCGTTTTCTTTTCGCGCAAGCGCTATCGGAACTAGCGTGCCTTTGCCTTCTGCTTCCGCGCGCGCTGTGATCCACCAATGTTCCTTATCAACTGCATTAAATCTTTTCATACTTCTTCTCTTTTTCTTCTCGTGCGCTTCCGCGCGTGGAGTGTGAAACCCCTCCAGGGTTTCCACTCCCCTATATCATATGACTATGATATGGATATATGAGTAAGTTCGCCTATAGTTATGTCCAAGTTCTACTATAGTTATGGGTAGAACTTACTATAGTTATGTCCAATATCGCCTATATCTCCATGTTCTTAAATATGTGTTTTATTACTTCAATAGTCCAACCATTACCAAGCATTTTATATCTTTGAGTGTTGCTCACATGGTTTGTATAATTATCTGGTACTGTCTGCAACCTTTCACATTCTAAGGGTGTTAGCTTCCTCCAGGTAAAATCCTCATTTGCTACAACACTATCTTTACCAACTGTTGTAATAGCGTTTGATTTATTATCCTTACGCAGCTCTAACATTTGTTTGGTTTGATTCGCTACTGATTTACCATCTTTATCCATGCGTTTACCGTCTTTATCGTATGCTCTGCCACGAAAAGCACCACCAACAACTAATGGCTTACCATTATCATCACAGGCCAAATAATCGCCTTGCCTACCGTTCTTAACATACTCCATAGCCGATAAATTACTAGCCTTTTCTTTGTTTTGATCGATCATGCAATTCCTATCACCATTTCTTTTGACAAACTTATCTGACATCTTGGTAAAGTTCTCTGGCTCAGTTTCTAATATATCACTAAGTACAATACCTCTATCCTCTGGCTGTTTTATGTTTGGTATGTTAGTCCAGTAGTATCTCTGCCTAGATTGAGCGCTTAAAAGCGAACTATTTATGAAAATAGGCTCTATGCCAAAAGGTATTTCAGGATAGCACTTTGATACCTGTTCAGAGATTACTTGTAGAAACTCTTTTTTCATTCTTACATTTTCTAACAAAAAATATTTTGGCTTGATTGCTTTTAGTAAGCGTATAAATTCAAAGAACAAAGCAGACCTAGGATCATCAAAGGCTAACTGCTTGCCCGCAAAACTAAAACCTTGACACGGACTGCCTGCTAAAATCAAATCTACATCTTTATAGTCTTTAGGATTTAGGTCGCATATATCACCAACCTGTATTATGTCTGAGTAGTTGGCTTGACTTACTTGTATTGCATACTTATCTATCTCGCTCGCATAATAGGTTTCGACAGGTATGCCAAGCTGATCGAGTGCGATACGGCCACAACTCATGCCGTCAAATAAACTTAATACTTTCATAATTACACCTCAAAATTTATCATACAAATTAAATGGTTTTTGTAGATCATCAAGCAGTTCTAACACCGCGTTTTTTCTAAACAAAGTCTTAATTTTATAATCTACATTACCTGTATTAGATTTTACTAAACTGGCTTTCACAACCGCCATTCTGTCAAATTCGATTCCTTGTTCTTCACAAATGCGCTCGCAAGTTTCAGTATCCGCCAACCACATAGCGATAGCCCACCTAACGCTGTCGATGATACTGCTTGCGCCCCTTATACTTTGTCTATGGCTCATAGCGTCATCTGAGTCGTTAGACAGCGCACTTTTGTTAAGATGATGAACTGTCAGAGTTGTCACGCCCAACCTGGCGCTGATATTTGCGCAATAACTACCCCATAATTGACCAACTTCATTAGAACTAGATACATTACCCGTGGTAAATGCCTGGAGAGGATCAAAGCAGACTAACTTTAAATTTGGTATGGCTTGCAGTTCATCTACCAGTTCTTGTGCTATTGGTGTCACGCCCTCTTCACGCAACAAGATCATAGGCTCTTTTTGTTCTGGTACAGGAAACACATAAACCTCATACTCTGAATCAAAGCGTTTGCCCTTTGGGTCTAACATATCTATCCTTCTATGAATCTCTGACATATCATCTTCCGCACAAAAAATAACTGTGTTGCCTTTTTGTTTGATGTCCTTACCCCACCAGCGCCCGCCGTTGCATATTGTCAGGGCCAACTGTATGACACTTAATGATTTACCAACGCCCCCCACGGCCGCCAAAATGCCTGGTTTACCAAGTGGGATAAAAGAATCTA